GCGCGTCGGCTTTGGGAGCGTCCGACTTCGCTTTCTTGCCATTGTCGCCACCACCGTTGCTGGCCGGTGCGTCCACATCGTTCAGCTTGAGTACTGTGTGCCACCGTTTCCGCGCGGCGCCGTTCGCACGAATCTGTTCCGGCGTTTGAGCACTCTTCGTCGTCGTGCGAGCGAGTGAGGCCGCTGAGATGTGCGCAGCAGTGAGTTGCTTGGCGTTCACGTTCGGGAAGAGCCGCTCGGCCACGGCGCCGAGCATGAAGTTATCACGAATCTGGTTCAACCGAATATCATCGGCGCCTTTGATGAGGGCCGCGTAGCTATCGGCCAACACTTGCATGGTCCGGCCAGAGTTGAAGCCGAGTAGGACGGCCGCGTCCTTTACAAGGGCCGATGCGTCAAGCGTGATGGGAGCGGTGGCGATTGTCTTGGTCATGGGATTCCCCTTTGCGTAGGTGTTACCGACGGTAACACGTGGCCCGATTGCGTCGGGCGGCGCGCAACGCGTCATGCGTTACAGTAGAATAATACAACCTATAACGTATAGGCGCAATAGTTATGTTTGACGTGTTACCGGCGGTAACACGGGGCGCCCGACCCCCCTCGGGAAGAATCCTTTTCCTGCCCCAGGCCCCCGAGGGGGAATCGCTCGATGCAGGGGTACTATGTTTCACGGTCGCATAAATATTTTTTCCGAAAATTTCGGCAATCATCGTCCCAACGCGTTAATAGATCCGCACCTCGCACCACCCTTGACGCCCGATCCATCCGCCCCCACATATCCACCATGAGCACACACTTGCCCGCGGTCCTTGGGGACCTGACGTCCGACCCGGCCCTCTTGGGGTATCCGCCCACGCTGCCTATCGAGGTGGCGATGCGGACCGCACCCATCCGGCAGATCTGTGAGGCGTACGGGATTGACCGCGACGAGTGGGAGGTGTTGCGCAACCACCCGCTATTCATCGCCGACGTGCAAGCGGCCATGGAAACGCTGAAGGAAGACGGCATGTCCTTCACCGTGAAGGCGCGGCTGCAGGCCGAGGAGCTCCTGAAAACCTCGTGGAAGATGATCCAGAACGCTACCACGCCCCCGACCGTGCGGGCGGACCTGATCAAGTACACGATCCGGGCGGCGGGGCTCGATAAGAGCGCGGAGAAAGTCTCCCAGATGCCGCCGGGCGGCTATCCGGCGCAGCTCAACATCCAGATCAATTTGGGATGAGCGAGACGATCACGTACACGCCGCCGCCGACGGTCAAGGCGTTTATCAAGCACTACCTACCGCACAAGCTGTTCTACAACTGGGTGGTGGGGCCCGTCGGCTCGGGAAAAACGACGGGCATTTTCTTTAAGCTCGTGCACATGGCGAGTCTGCAGGCCAAGGGCCCGGACGGCATTCGTCGCTCGCGCGCCGTGGTGGTCCGCAATACCGCCCCGCAGCTCAAGGACACGACGCTCAAGTCGTGGTTCACGTGGTTCAAGGACGGGCAGGCGGGGTCGTGGGCCGAGACGAACAAAGTCTTCGTGCTGCGCTTCAACGACGTGGAGTGCGAGGTGCTGTTTCGCCCGCTCGACACCGCCGACGACGTGGCCCGCGTGCTTTCGCTCGAACTGACGTTCGCCATCGTGGACGAGTTCGTGCAGATCCCCCAAGAAATCATCGACGCCTTGTCGGCGCGTCTCGGCCGCTATCCGGCCAAGAAAGACGGCGGGGCCACGAACTGGGGCATGTGGGGCTCCTCGAACACCGAGACCGAGGACAACTGGTGGTTTGAGCACCTGCACGACCCGACCAAGTGCTGGGCCTTGAAGCCGGGGGAGGACATCGACGTCGCGCGGGCGCGGCACATCCTGACCCACGGCATCGCCACCGACGCGCTGCCCAACGCCGCGTATTTCCTGCAGCCCTCCGGGTTCGCGCCCGAGGCGGAGAATCTCGACAACCTGCCCGGCGGCGCGGAGTACTACACCAATCAGGCGCAGGGCAAGACCGAGGCGTGGGTGAAGCAGTTCTTGGAGGCCGAATGGGGGTTCTCGGTCCGGGGCAAGCCCGTGGTGCCGATGTTCAAGGAGACGGTGCATGTCTCCGCCAAGCCGCTCAAGTACAACCCCCTCCTACCGCTCGTCGGCGGGCTCGATCCGGGCATCGGGGGCACGGCGCTAATCTTTGGGCAGGAGGACGCCTATGGGCGGCTGCTCGTGCTCGGCGAGCTCGTGACGGAGGGCGTCGGCGCCCAGCGGTTTATCACGGACATCCTCAAGCCGTATGCGGCGGCCAACCGGGCGCAGACGGACGAGCGGAGCGTGGTGGACGTGTACCGGAAGTATTTCCCGATTAAGATCGAGACCAATAACCAGCTCTCGAAGCGGCTCGATGCGATCGACTATTACGCGGCGCGGCTGACCGAGGCCGGGCCGGCGCTGGTCGTGGACAAGGCCGCCTGCCCCATTCTGGTGCGGGCCCTCAAGGGCGGCTGGAAGTACCGGCTCGATGAAAAGCGGAGCGTGCTCGCCTCGCCGACCCCGGAGAAGAACAAGTACAGCCACCCGGGGGATGCGTTTGGCTACCTCAGCCGGTACTTTCACCGCATGGCTGAGCGTGGCGAACGGCACCAGCAGCGTCGGCAGACGACGCCCCGGACCGGCACCGCGGCGCCCCCGCAGTATCACTTTCGGTAAGGATCGCGCCCGTGGATGAGACGTTGACGATGCCCGCCATTGCCGCGCCGGACGGAGCGGCCCCCGACATGCAGGCGCCGGTCCCGCAGATCGACCCCGTGGCGATGGTGAGCATCGGGGCGACGCTACTGAATCGGTTCCGGGTGTACGAGAACGACCGCCTGCTCGTGGAGCAGCGGTGGATGAAGAATTTGCGACAGTATCTCGGGATCTACGACCCGGAGATCGAGCAGAAGCTGCACGTCTCGCGGTCGAAGGCATACCCGAAGGTGACGCGGGTCAAGGTGATCAGCGTGCTGGCCCGGATCATGAACCTCATGTTCCCCGGCAACGAGCGGAACTGGGAGCTCAAGGCGAGCCCCTCGGCCGACATGGAGCCGGGTGACGTGATGCTGGCGGTGCGGGCGGCGGTCGAGAAGCAGCAGGCCGCCGGCGTGCCGCTCCAGATCACGGACGAGGTGATTCGGGAGGCGACGCAGCAGCTCGCGCAGGAGCGGGCGGATATGCTCGCGCGGTTGATTGACGATCAGCTGCAGGAGATCGGCGGCGACCAGACGGCCGACTACGTGGCGCTCAACCACATGACGGCCCTGAGTGGTATCCTGTACGGCGTCGGCATTGTGCGGGGCCCCATGGTGCGGGCCATTCCGCGCGTGACGTGGCAGCTGGACCCGCTGACGCAGGCGCCGGTGCCGGTCCCCTCGACGGAGTACCGCCCGCTGTTCGAGCACCTGCCCGTGTGGGACTTCTACCCCGATATGACGGCCAAGAACCTCACGCAGATGGACGGCTATTTCGTCCGGCTCGTGATGTCGCGGGCGCAGATCCGGGATCTCGGACGGCGCGAGGACTTCCTCAAGGCGCAGGTCCTGACCCTGCTGGAGCAGAAGCCCACAGGGAACTACATGCCGAAGACGTTCGAGACCGAGCTCCGGCAGATGGGGATCAAGGCGAACGTCAACGAGCAGCGCCCGGATACGGGCCGCTATGAAGTGCTCGTATGGCACGGGACGATGAGCGGGCACGAGCTGCAGCAGTGCGGCGTGCCGGTGCCGCCGGCGCAGCTACAGGATGACCTCGAAGCGGAGGTCTGGATGGTCGATGGGATGATCATCAAGGCCGAGATCAACGCGTGGCGGCGCATTGGCGTCTCGATGCGGACGGTGCATGCCTTCGTGTTTGACGAGGACGACACGAGCCCGCTCGGGACGGGGCTGCCGAGTGTCCTGCGCGACTCCCAGATGTCGATTGCGGCGGCGACGCGCATGTTGCTCGATAACGCGAGCGTGACGTGCGGGCCGAACATCGAGGTGAACATCGACCTGATGGCGCCGGGGCAGGACGTCTCCGGGATTCAGGCGTACAAGGTCTGGGAGCGCGAGGGGACGGGCCCGGAGGCCCAGTATCCGGCGGTCCGCAACGTCCAGATCGACGCCCACATGCCGGAACTGCTCAAAATCATCGACACGTTCATGCGATTCGCCGACATGGAGACGTTTGTCGGCCCGGCGACGGGCGGGGACATGGAGCGGGGCATGAGCGAGCCCATGCGGACGGCCGCGGGCGCGTCGATGATGCGCGGGGACGCCGCGTTGCCCTTCAAGGACATCGTGCGGCGCTATGACCGCTTTACGCAGTCGTTTATCACCTCGTTGGTGCAGTTCAACCGCAAATTCAACAGCGCCAAGGCGCCCCCGGGCGATTTCAACGTGATCGCGCGCGGCGCGACGAGCCTGATCGCCAAGGAAGTGCGCGGCATCCAGATCGACACGCTCGCGGCGACGTTGACTCCCGAGGAACGCATCCACGTGGACGAGCGGAAGCTCGTGGAGCAGCGGTTTTTGGTGCGGGATCTGGGCGATTTGCTCGTGCCGGCCGATGAAGCGAAGCGGCGGCAGGCGGCGGCGGCGCAGCAGGCCGAGGAGCAGGCGGCACTGCAGCGGGCGATGATCGAGGCCGAGACCCGCAAGACGCTGGCCGACGCCTA